CACTAATCATTCCATTAATTTTGAACATTGTTATGAATAAATATTTTAAGATGAATAAAATTATTATTACAGTTTTATTGATTATTTTAAAATTAAATTTTGTTATGATAGAATATCAAGATTACTATCATAGATGGCTTGATGAACATATTGACAAAATAAATAAAGAATATAATGAGAAAAAATGTCAACCAATTATGAAATATTATGAGGAGAATATGTTTCCTATAAGATGTCATAATTTTGAAATAATACATGATTGGAAACATGATTTAGCAATATTTGACACTCCAGAGAATTATAATTATGATTTCGTAGATTATATTCAGGATAATTGTTACGATATTCAAATATTATTAGAAGAGTCGAATATTACAGATTTTAAATATAAAGCAATAGATATGGATGAGCTGAAAAATTTTTTGCAGAGGTATAAAAAAAACTTAATATATAAAAAAGTTTATTCATACAATTCTAAGCCATACTGTTCTGAATATATTGATCAATTTTATGATGAAAATGAATATTGTTGGTTAAGTGACTTTTTCACCTTATATTTAAATCACAAGTATGATGATAAAATGGAGAAACGTTATCGTGAGATGAGTTATGAACTATTCGATCATTTTTGTGAGACAAATGATGAATATTTTTGTTCTAATGTATTTAAATATTTATATGCAGATATATATTATCATCATTGTTCATTTATTTCTAAACAAAAATCATAAAAATTGATATGATTTTACAATTCATATCCCATCTCTCATTTGTATTGAGGAAGAAGTAGTGGCTTCAACGAAACATTAATTTTTTATTAAAAAATTGAAATAATGATTTACTAATCATTCCATTAATTTTATGCACAATCATATACAATACAACATGAATAAAACAGTTATCATATTTTTTGTATTTTTATTAATTATTTTTGGACTAAGTATTATATCAAAAAATAAATATATTGAACAAAATATTAAATGTCAAAAATATATTGGAAAATATTATGAAGATGAAACTTTTCCAAGAAGAATGCATAGTTATGAAATAGGACATATGACAAGATCCAAATATGAAAAATATGCTCCAATAAAATTTATTGACTATGAATCAATATTTTATATCGAAGAAAATTGTTATAAAATTCAAACAATGATTGAAAATAATTATTAAGATAGAACATTTTTTGTGAAAGATATAAGATATTTAAAATATTTTTTACAAATGTATAACCATATTAAAATATATGAAGATGCAATATTATGTAATGACTATGATTTAATTTCTTGTTTTGAACATATATCACATAATGAAAAACGAGATTGTTGGATTGAAGATTTTTTGATACTGTATTTAAATAATTATTCTTATTCTCAAATTGAAAAGAATAAACATGAAGATTATTATGTGGAAAAAGGTTTAGAAATACTAAAGTCTGTATGTGATAAATATGATAACAAAATTTGTCATCATATACTTAAATTTATTGAATAATATGGTATAATCTTTTTTTATGAACATTAGCGAATGAATAAAAAAATTGAAATAATTATCCACTAATCATTCCATTAATTTTGAACATTGTTATGAATAAATATTTTAAGATGAAAAAGTTTATTATCATACTATTTACAATTTTATTAATCACATTTGGATTAGATTATTTCTCTGAAGAATTACAAATTAATTATGATTCAAAAGAATTAGTTATTGAAGAACAAGTTGATTTTACCTCTGCAGAATATATTAGAGATCATTGTTATATAATAACATATTCAAGTGAAATGTATTATGAAAATGAATTTTCTCAAAGATATTATGATTATAGAGATAATTTAGCTTTTAGATCTAAATATGCTCCATATATTCCATACAAATATATTGATCATAATCATATAAAATATATTGATGAGCAATGTTATGAGATCCAATCAGTGATAGAAAATGATAATGAAATAGATATTGAATCTCTTAAAAATTATTTACATGATATTAAATGCCAATCAATATATACTAAGACTATTGAAAACTATGAAAATGAATATCCTAATTGTTCTAAATACTGTTATGAGTTGTATGAAAAATATTGTGAAGAAATGAATTGTTGGATTGGAGAATTGTTAATACTGTATTTAAACAATTATCATCATCTAAATGATCATAATTGGAAACAGAGTGAGGAATACATATTTCTTGATTTTGGTTTAAATGTTCTAAAGTCTTTTTGTGATACAAATGATGAACAAATCTGTTCTCATATATTTCAATTTATTGAATAATTATTACCTATTTTTATAAAAAAATTGATAACATCAAGATTTAACAATCTTTTTTATCATTTTTCATAATTTTCTAGACCGAAAATTATAAAAAAAATTGATTATTTAACTCACTAAACACTTAAAACTTTGATTTATAGTATATATTTAATCATTAAATAACTATGTCATACGAAGAAGATCCAAGTATTTTTAATGTATCTTACGGAAATTTAATCATCCGTAAAGCTAACTTATCACAACTTTTAACTGCAGTTTGGGATAAAATCGAAAATCCAAGAGGAAGATTGATGAAAATTTACAGCTCTAAAATTAAAGAAGAAGTTTTTGCTATCTTGAAAAAAATTGATGGTATTTATAAAGAATATGCATATACTAATGAATTAGTTCCTGCTGTTAATGAAATTTTTTGGACACAAGGTGCTTCATACAAATTTAGATCTTTTCAATGTCAAACACCACTCAGATATGCAAGAATCACTTATGTTGTAGATAGAATTATTAAAGTATTAAAGTGGTTTCATGAAAGATTTGAAAAATATGGTTTTAGAGGTCAATTATTTACTAGTTTAGTTGATTTTACTGGAGCTTTAGGTGATTTAGTTAAAACATTTAAAACAACTGAGAAACAAATTACAGTTGTTAGAAGAAAAAAAATAGAAAATAAAGAAGAAAATAAAGAAGAAAATAAAGAAGAAAATAAAGAAGAATATAAAGAAGTAAAAGAAGAGATTACAATTACTGTTGAATGTTTTGTTGAAGAACTTGATAGAAAATATAATGAAGCTCAAATTGAACATAGACAAAATTTTGTTAGAAGAGAATCATCTAATCAATCTAAACAAGTTGCTGTTCTTTCTAAAAGACAAAAGAAACAAGGTGGTTGGAAATTTTCAGGTAAAAAAAATGATAATAATCAACAATCTTATGAAAAAAGAGGATTTGAATAAATTAATTTATTAAGTTAATATAATCGTTAATATTTTTTTCCCAAATTTGGCGACAGAATACACATGTTTTTTTATTTCTTGCTTTAATCCACATCCCAAAACATTGTGAATGGACTGATTTTCCACACGAATATTTACAATAATCTAACTCTTCACCATTTTCTAAATCGTCTAAACATATTGGACAGATATCATCGAGTGATTTTTTAGTAATTTTTTGTTGATTCATATTCTGATATTTATTATAAATATCTCCATCTACCATCAAACTGTTAGTTATTTCTGGTATTCTCTTAAACATTTCTTCTAAATCATTATCATTAAATCTTCTCTTATCTTCTTCTTCTTTTTTTACTTTCATCACTTTTATTAAAATAAAATATATATGTTTACATCGTCTATATCTATATTTATTATCTGGACAGGAACATTTAGGACTATTTTTTATAGTTACATTATACACATTACCTGTCGATCCCATAACAGTATACTGTTTAGATTTTTGATCGATATCTTTAGTTTCAATAAGAAATAAGTTCTGTTTAATGCCTCTATTTTTACGTTTACTCATGATTAATATAATAAATAAATATTAATTATTTAAACTAATTAATCATCAATTTTTTTTAGAATTTATAAATATAACATGAAAAATATTGAACCATTTGTTATTGGTAGAGAGTTTTCACCTAATTTTAGAATAACAAGAAAATACGATATACCTGAACACGGTAAATTAGTTTATTATCCTTATTTTTATCCTTTTAATAATTATCCTTATTTTATTTCTACATACAATGTACCAACAAGACATGTAAGTACAGATAAAAAGGTTTTAATGGTAGAAGGATTTGGTAGTAAAAAACATTATACATGGATATTTATTACTGTAATATTAATAATTTTAGCAATGAGATTATAATGATTGTTTTTTTTATTGATTTATAGTAATAAATATGCCAGGAGGGTTAATAGAAATAGTTACTTATGGTAATCAGGATTTATTCTTAACTGGAACTCCAGAAATAACTTTTTTTAAGATTGTATATCGTCGACATACTAATTTTTCGATCGAATCATTTAAAGTTGGTTTTGATGATGATGTTGGTTTTGGGCTCAAGAGTTCAATTATATTACCTCGAATTGGTGATTTAGTTCATAAATGTTATTTGGAAATTACATTACCTGAAGTTGATATTAGGAGAAAAGATTTTATTTTGTCTGAGTTACCACCTGATTGTACTGGTTTTACTGAATCAGAATATCAAAAAATATTAACATATATGACTGTTCATCGAAATGCATATATTGCAGGTTATGAAGAATTTATTGCAGAAGGTACAGAATCAAGTGATATGACTAGTGCAATATTAGATGTTTATACAAATACACCAGGTATCGCAACAATAAGATCTGATTTTGACTTTGTTATTAATGTTTATGGTTCAAATTCACCTTATGAAAGATATTTTAATTCAAATGGACGAGCTTTTATTGAAATGGCTGATTTAGCAGCATTTAATTTGGATCCCAAAGAGACAGTTTTTGCCATCATGAATCAGAGATTAAGAAATGCAATTACAGTACAAGAATTTTTTTATGAGAAAGTTTTAGCAGTTCGAGATCTTGAAACTGATAATACTGATCCAAATATTAAATTTGCATGGGTTGATCGTATTGGTCACTCAATTATAGAGTATATTGAAGTTTTGATTGGTGGTCATCGTGTTGATAAACATTGGGGTGATTGGATAAATATATGGTATGAATTAACAGCTAATCGTGATATGGAAGAGACTTATTTTAAGATGATTGGCAATGTTTCAACATTAACAACTTTCGATCGTAATGCTAAACCACAGTATAAATTAAGAGTACCATTACATTTCTGGTTTAATCGTTTTAATGGTTTAGCACTCCCTTTGGTTGCTTTACAGTATCATGATGTTAGTTTTGAAGTCAAATTTAGGAAATTAGAAGATGTAAGTTACATTGAGAATGGTGTAACAGTCGATTTACCAGGTTTTGATGAAGGATTAACATTGAGTGAAGTAAGTGCAGATTTAGGGATTAATATTGAGGCTGAATTTTTAATTGATTACATTTATTTGGCTACAAAAGAGAGAAAAAGATTTGCACAAGCTAGTCATGAATATTTAATTGAACAAGTACAACGTCTTGAAGTTAAAAATATTGATCAACCACAGTTTGAATGTAATCTTAATAATTTTCATCATCCTGTTAAAGAGATGATATGGGTTGCACAGAAACAAAGTTATACTGAAAATTTGACCGGTTTTACTCAATTACGATGGGATAATTATAGTCTTACAGATACAAATGAAGGTAATCCAATTATTTTTTCTACAATTAATTTTCACAGTGAAGATCGTGTCCAAAGACGTTCTGGCAGTTATTATAATTATGTTCAACCATGGCAACATCATAATACAACACCATCTGATGGTATAAATGTATATTCATATTCATTATTTCCTGAAGAACATCAACCATCAGGTAGTGCAAATTATAGTCGTTTATCACGAGTAAGATTGAATGTTGAATTAGATCCTATTTTATTCCCAATAGGTCGAGAAGAAATTATGGATATTAGAATATATGTTCGTAGTATAAATATATTAAGATTTATTAGTGGGATGGGAGGTTGTTCTTTTGTTTATGGTTAAATTTATAATATATAAAGTAGTATATTATAGATCAAAATAAATATGACTGGTGGAATTTTACAATTAGTTGCCACAGGCATGGAAGATCTTATAATTACAAATAATCCTCAAATAACATTTTTTAAAACAGTTTTTAGAAGACATACTAATTTTTCTCGAGATGAAATTGATCTATCTTTTCAAAATAGTATGGATTTTGGTAAAACAGGTATATGTACTATTAGAAAAATTGGTGATTTATTACATCGACTTTTTCTTGTTATTGATATACCACAAGCTGATATTATTTATCGAACTTTAACTTGTGGTGAAGTACAGACTTTATTAGCAGAATGTGGTGTTATATGGGATATTGGTGATAAAGATCCTTCTGAAACTTTTGATCAAGAAGCTTTTGACGAAGTAGAAATATTGATTAATGAATATGTAGATCAATTACAAGATGAAATTGATACTATCCAAAATGATATTATTGATGGTACTTTGAATGATGAATTTTTACCTGAAACATGGATTACTAACAATCCTGGAGGTACAGTCGATGAATATTTTGAAGAACTTATTGATGCTTTACTTGAATTTGATCCTTTTAAATTACAAATACGTTTCTTACAAGCACATTTTGATGATGTTCTTTCAAATCCTTTCAATACTTTTGATGCTTTAACAATGAGACAGTTGTATTTCGAAAAATTTGTTAGTTATGCAACATCTGAAGAAGCTGTTCCTGGTACAAGATTTTATGATAACAATTTGTTCTTCCTATTTAATGTTGAAACTGCAAATTATAATTCATTTGTCACTGAAACATCAAGTGTTGAGCAAGTTTTTCGTAATGCAATTGATGCTATTTATAGTGATGTTAGTAACTATATGGATTATGATGCTTATAAGATTTTTGATCAATGTTTGATCGAAATTGCTGGTGTCAATCCAAATTCTACAATAGATATTGTAAGAGCAACATTATTAGAAGCAATAAGATTTGGGTTGATCAAAAATCATGAGAAAATGAAGAAAATTTATGATGATACTGATGATGATGTTAAATTTATTATTTATAAACTTATCCCTGTTGATGGAGGTAACTATTTTCCTTCTAATTTTAATTTTACTCATCTTTCACAATCTACTGTTCCATTAGATCCACAGTTAGATGATAATTTTGATGGACCTATTCCTTTTCCAATTGTCATACCAACACATGAAACCCCTAGTGGTCCTGCTCCACCTCAAGTTGAACCAGCTAATTTGAAACATTTTTACTGTGATTATGATGATAGTATAATCACTAATATGTATAATAATATGCGAAATATTATATCCAGAAGTATTTTTCAAGAATATTTTAATCAGTTTAAAAATACAGCACAACATCCTTTTTTCGTTCAAATGTTTGATCAAATAGACCATCAAGTCTACTGTAGTATTGGTGTTAATCCTGATGAAGTTGCTAATATTTTCCATTTTAACAATATTTTAAGTATTGGAATTAGAGATACAAGTGAAGCAGTCATGAGAATTTTATTGGCTATTGAACAGTTAGATATAATTAATAACGGTTCATCTACTATCACTCTATTTAAAGCTGATTTTCAGACACAGATTGAAGCTATTAGAGATACACTTTTAGCTGATGTTGCTGCTTTTGACTGTTTAGCTGATGATGAAACAACATTGAGAGTTTTAAGTAATAGTGCATCTCCTATTGGAAGAACTGTAGATGGTGCTGCTGGTGATGCTATTTTTTCAATGATTTTTAGACCTGGTATTAAAGTACCTCCATTAATAACACCATTTCCCCCTAAAATTTTCGTTGATCATATATATATTGAGTATCGAGATTTTGTTCTTAATTATGATGATGTTGGTAATAATTATAGTGCTCGTCCAGGATTAATAGCTAGTTTAGATTTAGTCCTTACATCTTTCAATCGATCTGATACATCACTTCCTAGTTTTTCTACTTATGCTAGTCTTAACTACAATATGTTCGATAATTATGCATTAGAATATGGTGCAGGATTTGGTGGAACAGCACAATACAATGATCCACTCAGTATTGATCCACCTGTTGCTGATAGTTTATATGCTATTTTTGCAGATTTTTACCGAGATATGGTTTTACAGTATAGTAATTATTTTAATTTTCTGGGTGCAACAGCATATGGTAATTTTGATCCTGCTGCTAATGACATTGTATTAGGAGGAGGTGCATCAGAAGCTAGATATCTTTTAAATACTATTAGTTCAACATATTATGGTGAATTACCTGAGGATATTTTCTACTATCAAGATACAGATTATGCTAATATCCCTGCTATTAAAACTCTTCTTTGTGATGAAATTGTTGATCTACGTGACACTTATTTTCCACATTATGATTCAAATAGACTACTTTTAGATATGAGAAATATTACTTTATCACCTCAACAAGATTTTCTCTACTGTGAATATTTAGATTTAACACAAGCTTATTTTGATATTATCGAGAATGATAGTGATACTTATTATCATATTGATCATGGTGGTGCTGGAGATATTGTTGTACAGTGTAAAAATGATTTAGATCTCCTTTATTGTAATCCTAATAAAGGTGTTCTTGATGTTATTGATGATGTTTGTACTGTAGCTACTTCATTCTTCACAAGTATTGTAAATCCATTTAATAATATTGACCCAAGAGAGACTAATAAATTTACTCTATATGATGATTCTGTTCCTGAAATTCCAGATACTGCTGAATTAGATAAATTTAAAGAAGATATATTTGGATTTTTATATGATGTAGGTAGTAATGCTAAACTCGAACTTTTTAATCTTCAAAGTATTTTTAATAGTAATTATGGTGGATTTACAGATGAATCACAAATCATACAGTGGATGAGAGATTATGCAATTAGTGTATCTACATTAGATGAAGTTTTTAATTTAAAAGGTGATACTATTGAAGATACACATGCAGCTATATTAGCATATTATGAAAATCAAATATTGATCAGAGAACTTAATATTGATAAACTTATAAATCCTGTTAATGGACTTATTGTACAATTACAATTCTCTCTTTTAGGTGGACAATCTGCTAATTTTGCATGGATTAAAAGACTTGGTCACTATATTATTGATCATGTTAGTATAAGGATTGGTGGCCAAGTGATGGATAAACATACGGGTGAATGGTTAGAATTATGGCACAGTCTTAATCGTGTTTTTAATAAAGAAGAAGCATATAAAAAATTAATCGGTGATGTTCCTAAATTGACAGATTTTACTACTGATAAAAAATTACCCTATCGACTTTATATACCTTTACAATTTTGGTTCAACCGTCATATTGGTGCTGCATTACCAATGATTGCGCTTCATAATACAAAAGTGGAAATAATTGTTAAACTTCGTGATTTTGAAGATTTAGCTTATTTTGATAGATTTACAGAATTTCAGAGAAGTTTGAGATTGAGAACTTTTGTCTTAGCAGAATATTTATATGTCGAATCTGAAGAGAGAAATAGAATTGCAACTTCTAAACATGAATATTTAATTGATGTTGTTCAATCGAATAATGAAATAATTGTTAATCAAAATTTTATCCAAGAAGATGATGAAGAGACAAATGTAGTTTTACAAAAAGTTTATTTCAATAATCCGTGTAAAGAGTTAATATGGATTTTCCAGAGAATATCACATTTTGATGGAACTTCTTCTACGGGTGAACGAAAATATTATAATTATGCTTTCAATTTTGATACAGAAGATATTAATCCTGCTTCCAGAGCTAAAATTAGATTTAATAATAGAGATCGAGAACCTTATAAAGATATTGAACTTTATAATTTTATCAAACCACATGAATCACATATATCATCAACTGGTTACGGTGTCAATGTTTATCCTTTTGCTTTAGAACCTGAACAAATACAACCAAGTGGTTCAGCTAATTTGAGTAAGATAGATGAAGTTTCAATAGTTATGAAATTGAGAGATGATACTGTTACAGATATTACAAATGGACAGATTTATCGTTGGACAATATACGGCTTTACTATCAATGTTTTGAGAATTATGAGCGGACAAGCTGGATTAGCATACTTCGAATAATTCATCTATTTATTTTTCGATTATATATATAGATGACTGGTGGATTAATTCAACTAGTAGCATATGGTGTACAGGATCTATTTCTTACTAAAGATCCTCAAATCACATTTTTTAAAATAGTATATAGAAGACATACAAATTTCTCGACTGAAGTTATACCACAAAATTTTACACATATACCTGATTTTGGTAAAAGAGTTACATGTATTCTGTCTAGAGATGGTGATTTAGTTCGTAATGTCCATCTTGTTGTTACTCTACCTCGTATTCCCACTTTTAAAGATGAAGATAATAATCTTGATCAATTGACTAAATTTGCTTGGGTTAAACGTATTGGTTATGCTCTTATTAGTCGTGTTGAAATTGAATTAGGTGATGAATTAATTGATAGACAATATGGTGATTGGATGAATATATGGCATGAATTAGTAGGTCCAAAAGGCAATAGTATTGATCGTATGTTAGGTGATGTTGAAGAGTTGACAGAATTTTCTAATGGTAAAACATTTTATAAACTTTTTATACCTCTTGAATTTTGGTTCTGTCGTATTACTGGATTAGCTTTACCTGTTATCAGTTTACAGTATAATCATATCAAAATTAATGTTGAAATTAATGAATTTGAAAATTGTTATATTATCGCACCTACACATTATATTAATGTATCTAATGATCTTGTCAATTTTAAACAGTATGAATTTGTACAACAAACTCTTAATGGTATTACTTCTACTGCTGTATTTGTTTTCTTTGATATATTGAATCAGCGACTATATTTTAATCGTGTATCTGATGAACAGTTTCAAAGTCCTACCATTGATATTGTTGATACAACACCTTATAAAATAATAGGCTTGGAATCACGTTTTGAAGCTACTCCAGTAGCTGATGCTAGTGAAAAAGTTCATTTAAATACAACTGTGAATTTTAATAAAATCGTTTTAAAAGAAGCTTTTTTATTAGTCGAATATATATATCTCGATATACAAGAAAGAGTACGTTTTGCTCAAAGTAAACATGAATATTTAATTGAACAGATCTTGTTTGATGGTGAAAAAACAATTGATGGTCTTCATCAACCTTTTAAATTAGGCTTAATACATCCATGTAAAGAGTTAATTTGGGTTACACAGTTATCATTAGTACAAAAAACAAGACTCAATGATCATTTTAACTATACAAATTCACCAATACGAATAGATGGTGAACTAATAGGTACAGATATAATTAGAGAAGAGACTATACTTTTCAATGGTCATGAGAGAATAAAATTTAGAGAAAGTGAATATTTTTCACAGATTCAACCTTATCAACATCATAGTTATGCACCTCCTGTTGGAATTAATTTATATTCTTTTGCTCTATTTCCAGAAAAACATCAACCATCAGGTATTGCTAATCTGAGTAAAATTGACAATATTCTGTTAAGACTGTCTGTTGATGTTGATATTGATTTTCAAAATACTGGTAAATTGAGAACTTATGCTGTTGTTTATAATATTTTAAGAATTGCAGCAGGTATTTCTGGATTAGTTTTTTCAACAGATCGATAAAATTTGTTTACTATTTTTAAGATTAAGTTCTAAAAATTATTTATGTAGTTAATTATTTTTTCAACAGATCGATAAAATTTGTTTACTATTTTTGAGATTAAGTCTTAAATAAATATCACTATCATAATATTTATTTAATTATAATATTTAGTTTGGAGTTTTAATAGGATATAAATTTCCTGATTGTCCTGCTACTTTTGCTAACATTAAATATACATTTCCTAAATTTTTTGCTCTACTTTGAATACTTCTATGAAGTTTATCATAGTCCTCCACTAATTTTTCTAATGAATCTTTATTAATTATTTCTGGTGCTTCTGATTTTGCTATTGATCCATAAACACTGTATATTTTATTAATATATTCAATACGATCAATTGTTTTAATAAGTTCTTCATTAATATTTCCAAGATTTTTGATTTTTTGATTAATTTTGTCTTGATCACTTGCTGCCAATCTTTTTCCATGTGTTTCTAAAGTTTTGTACATTATTTTAAATGCATTACCAATAACTTTTGTACATTGATTAGACTGTTTTGCTATTGAGCTTGACATACTTCCTCCACTTTGAAAAAATGGTGGTATACCACTATGAAATGGTAAATTATGAAACCCACTATTTAATTTTGTCATAGGTAAAGATTTCATCATTCCAGTTTGTAATAACTGTGCTTTTAATTGTGTAGCATCTACAAATGGTTTTTGTGTTTTTGGTATTTTTTCGAATTTTGGTATACCTTCTAGATATCCTCTTTTATTTGCTTGTTGAACTTTCATACCTGTTGGCACATTTTGATTAATAAGTCCTTTATTTGCATTTATCCATTGTGTTACTACATTTAAATATGCTAATAAACCAGCCTGTTTAGTTCTTAATTGATAAATAGTATCATATACTTTATTTACATCATTCTCTTTTTTAGGAATAACAGTTGTTTTAAACCATTCACTGACTGTTTGTACTCTAAATGATCCATACTCTTTTACTAATTTGAATCCGAATTTTTGTAACATTTTTAATAATAGTACAGGATGTGTTTTCTTAACTTCTTCTTCTTGTGTTTCTTTAAATTTTAAATCTTCAAAATATTTTTTATTACATCTATCGACGCCTAATGCATCTCCTGTTGAAATACATCTTAAAAAGTTATCATGGTTTGTTTGTAATACAGTTTTTTCTGGTTGGGTAAGACTATCATTATTAGCTCCGTCTTCAAAACTGTGATATTTTAATTCACCTTTGAAACCATTTTTAGGACCATTACTATAATCTGTCCATGGAGCATTTTTTTTCTGATATTTATTATCATTATATCTCCAAGTATTTTGATCTGTAAAGTTAATTACTTTTGTTGCAGTATTATCTAAAACATAATCACTGAATTTTTGAGTTCCGTATTGATCTTTAGCAATATGATGACCATATTTATGATAACCATAAAATCTATTTTTGATCATATCTTGTAAATTTATGTGAAATCCTATAATAGTTGCGTTATTGACCTTTTTTAAATAGTCTTCATAAATTCCATCAATAATTTCGTAATGTATTTTATTCATTATTGCTTTGATGTGTTCTGGAATCTGGTCATTTGGATTATTGTAAACATACATAAATATATCATTTAATACTGATTTTTCATGATCTTTTTCCTCATTTTTAACAGCATTACCAGTCTGTATATCAGTTAACCATATATCATTTGTTTTATCTTGTAAAGGTAAAATATTATGTAAACCAAATAAAAGATACGGACCATCGAATGCAGGTTGAATTCTGTATTTGCTTGCATCTAGTATATATGGTTTATCTGCTTTTTTCCAAAGCCCATCATTATCTTTAGTACAAATAATAACAGTTGTATCATAAAAGTTAGATGGTTTAATAATTGTATCTATTTTATTTTCATCTACTGCATCCAAATTTTTATAGACTTTATCGAATATTTTTTTGGTATATCCATGAGTTGCATTTGCGCTACCTAAATAAAATTTCATACTGTTTTTAATAGCATTAATAACATAAAATTTAGTATAAATTTTTTTATCACCAACAGCTGCTCCTTCGAATAAAGCAACAGCATATTTGACTGCATCCACAACAGCATTTTCAACTTTATTTATGAAATTTGCATGAAATCCAGATTCATTAATAATACCTATATCTTTCACAAATTTTTTTGCATTATTTGGTAAATTATTAAAAGTACCACCGTATAACATTTGTCTACCATACGATCCACCATATTGGGAACCCATAATTGTTACTTGTTTTGTTAATTTAACACCAAAATATAATTTTAATACTTTCACAATATCTTCTTTTTGTTCTTCTGATTTACCAAGCCACAGACTGTTTGCAAGGGATTCAACAGCATCTATTCTGTCATATATACTTTCCATCTTTGCTTCAAAATCATTTTTGAGCGAACCAGTCTTATCATTTGTGATTACTGTGTTTAACGCAGATCCAAAATCGCCTTTAGTATTATGTGCCATAGCTTTTTCAAATCTTTTATCGGTAGTAAAATTTGTAGTGGTATACTGTTTTGGTGGAAAAATCTCAAAAGCATCTTCAGTCTTCAATAAATGCGCTTTTTTAACTTTCTCTTCACCCATACCACTCTTAAGCAATTTTTTAATTTCTTCTTTTGTTAATACTCCATCTGGTTTAGAACCTAAACCTAAACCGCTGTCTGATCCATCAAATATTCTTTTTACAATTTTATCAATATCTTTCCCAGTATTATCTTCCCCAGTATTATCTTCCCCAGTCCCAGCTTTTTCTTCTTTTAATTTTTTTAGTGCATCTTCTGAAATTGTTTTAGTACTAGCAATATTATCAATATAAATTTTATTTCCCTCACTACCATCAACTCCACCAACAAGTGCCTCAATTTTAGCATCATCAATATTTTCAATGATATTGGATGATACACCATCATTACCTGACATTTTTTTTAAAGCAAGTGCATAAGTAATAATGGTATCAACTACTTCAGGATGTACATCATTCTCTGTTTTGCCTTCTGGACATGCATTTTTATCAAATGTTTTACACTGAATCCATTCAGGATTAGCAATACTAGTTAAAAATTTTTTGTAGGTCTGACTTTCTTTAATATTCGGATTAAGAGCTAAATTGATAAGACTTTCGGTCATCTTTACTATTATATTATTATTTCTAGAAAAAAAAAATATTTAAATTTTTTTTTTCTATATATTTTGTTTTAAATTTTTGTCTCCACTTATATTATATAATATGTTGAATCTATATAAATTTAATTATGTCTATATTATTTTAACTATTACACTCCTCATTATAACATTATATATTTTATATAAATTTTATTTTAATGTTGAAAAATTTAGTTCTGAAGAAGCTGTTGTTGAAAATGTTCCGAATGATAAAACCAATAATAGTGTCAAAGGTGAAATAATTTTATATTATGCCACTTGGTGCGGTTATTCACGTATGTTCTTACCTGAATGGGAAAAATTTTCTAAATTTGCTAAAAGTAATTTACCACAAGTTAAAGTTTCTCAAATTCGTTGTGAAGGTGGTAATGAAAATACATGTAAACAGAAAGGTGTTCAAGGTTATCCTACTGTAATATTATATCCAACAAATGGAACTGAAGTAATATTTAGTGGTGAAAGAAATAGTGATGAATTGGTGAAATTTGTCCAAACTCACTTATAAAATTTATTATACATTTTTTTACCCAAATTAATCAATTCACTTTTAAATTCTAAGTGTTTTAAATTCTTTTTAGGTACATTTTTAAAACCATAGAGTGCACCAAACCAAGATGCTGCAATCGCACCAGTTGTATCAGTATCACCAACATGCAACATTGAGTAAATCACTAATTTTTCCCAACAATTTCCAGCATCTAATAGACAATCATATGCTATTATAACTGAATCATCACCTCCACTACCAGGAAAGAAAGCACCACGTGTATAACCATAATTTTCATAATAATATTTTCCTCGATAACTTATATTCCTCATAGTTTTACGCATAATTGGTTTTCCTGTCTCATCAAACTTATCGTTAATATAATGTTTCCATTTACCAATGAAACTTGAACTGTCTGATAAGTGATTCTCATATCCACGACCTGATTTCATTATATAGTCATCTAAAACTGATGAATCTAATATTTTCATCAATTTAAGACCCCATTGTTTAACGTCTATACCTTTTATCGCATATGCTGTAAATAATGCTGCAACGAAACCACCTAAATATCCCACAGTAGAATTATGAGTTATTCTACTACTCTCAATAGAATATTTAATTAAATTATTAAAATCATTGTGAAATGCCAAACCAATACATGAACATCGCATTGATGCACCAGATCCACCTTTTTTGAAATCATATTTTTCATCATTCCATTTTTCACTCGTGTCTAATCTTTGGATAGCTTTAATTGTTATTTCTCCTGGTGATCGTTCTTCAATATCATTTTCTAACATCAAATCTAAACCATCAATTAAATTTTTTTTCAATATGAATCCATACTCATTTATATCTTTATGATCTGTTAAAAGTGATTTACATACTTTCATATGCAATATTGTATCATCAGATACTTTCCATCCTTTTAATACAATACAATTAATACCCCCTAGATGGATAAAATCAGACAATATTTCGTTTGCAATATTGTAATTCACTGTACTTCTTGAATAATTGAACTCCCATTCACCATTTTTATATCCAATTGTATCACCTAATGCGTGTAATAAAAAACATGCTATATATCTTTCATTCATACTTTTATAATATAGTTAGAATATTTTCGTCTAAAGTTAATTTAAAAATATATACATATCATATAAATAATATATAAATATGTCATCCGTAAATTTATATGATGTCCTCAAATTACCTTTCGATTGTACAAATAGAGATATTAAAAAAGCTTACAATAGATTAGCTAAAAAGTATCATCCAGACAGAAGAGGTGGAGATAGTGATTATTTTGAACTTATCAATTATGCATATAGTACTCTATCAAATAGACAGAAAAGACAAGCATTTGATCAAGAATTTTTTATGACTAAAAGATCTGAATTAGATCATTTTGATTTGAAGAGTCAAGCACAAGGATATTTTACGTCACAACAAACTTCAATTGTTAATAATGATATTGAAGATCAACAAAAAAATTTTAAAGAAGCTTGTAAAGATTTAGATCGTAAACATAGTTATGATAGAGATGTTACTGATGGACCACTTGAACCATCTGAAATTAGAAAAAGATTTAACGATTTACAAAATATTAGAGATCATGAAAATATTGAAAACATGCCTGAAAAAATATTTGACTCCAAAAAGATTTCTATGAATAAATTTAATGCCGTTTTCGACGCTATGCATCAAACTCATAACGAATTAGTTCCTCATACTGGAAATCCTGATGCGTGGAATAGTGTCAACAGTATGGAAAATAATTTTAGTGCTGCATATGGTGATTATGAAAATATTTATGCAGAAAATGATGATAATTTAAATGGTGCATTTTATGGATCAGCTAACTTTGATAATACTGTTAAAAAGAAAATTTCTAGAAATGATGTTCAAAATATTCAACCAACTGACTATACTAATAATCATAATCAAATTGATAAAGATTATGATCCTCATTTTAATAAACATTTACAAAAAAGAAATGTTGAAGATAATAGATACAATTCTATGAATCATGAAGATTATAATAATGATCCCACAATGGGAGGATATGGTATTACTCATGATATTGGTTTAGATACTTTAAATTGGAGTAATGATGGTGATATTAAAAAAAAATACAACAGATTACTTTATGAAAGAAGAAATAATGTCTAATTAAATCTATTTATAACTGTTTTATATCCTATATCATACATATCTCTCTTTTTCTGTAAACTTATTCCATAATCTACTAAATTTAATGATTCTAAATGGATATCTATAGTCCATTTATCATAACCTTTTTTAGAATTAAATGTCGCACCTTTCATTAAACATTGGACCATTCTTAAAATATATGTTTCGATGTTTTTAATATTCTCTATCTCATCTAATCGATCTACTAAATATATACCTATCACTTTCTCTAATCTATTATTAAATAGATGGATTGGATAATTATCAATGCAACCACCGTCTATATATAGTTTATTATCATATTTTACTGGTGTATAGTATATTGGTATTGACATCGACATTCTTATTGCTTTATAAAGTGGTAAAAATGGATGGGTATCATGTGATAAATAACATAATTGAGCATTATTAACACATACTGTCGTAAATATCATTTTTTTATTTGTATGATCGAAAAGTTCTCTTAAAGTTATATCTTCGCTGTAATTTTTAGCTCTTATTAATCTTTTTATCACATATTCAATGTTTGAACCAGTGTCCAAACCGTAATAGTTTAACACATTTGTTATATCAATTGATTTCATCTTCGATAAATCGAACTGTTTTATAAATTCATACATCTCCTTTGGTTCATAACCTAATATATATATTGATACTATTAATGCACCGACCGATGCTGCTGCGAATATTTTTATATTTTCTAAATATTTTAAATCTTTTAATGCTTGTAATGCACCGATATAAGCTATTCCTTTAATACCGCCACCACTTAATACTAATATATTTTTATCATTTTTATTAGACTTATATATTGGGATATTGGTACTATTTTTTAATAATTCTTTCGTTTTTTCTTTAATATCTTTCTCTAGATCAATAATTTTAACCATTTGTTCATTAAAATTATTTAATAATCTTTTTTTATATTATAAACTCGGGATGGACAATATTAATGTAAAAAATATTTTTAATGCAAAACATGTTGGTGATAAAAATAGACCACTGGATATTCATACATTGATTAATCCTGATGAAACTCATCGAAAAAATAGAATTAAATTTAGTGTAGACGAACTTATACAGATACGTGAAAATAAAAGAAAAGAAATTATTTCCAAATATAAAAAATATCTTCATATCTGTCTTGAAAAAATTAGAAGAGCTAATAAACATAATAAAATTGATATTATTTATAATGTACCACATATTCTTATTCGATTTCCAAATTACAATTCAATTGAATGTTTAGACTATATTGAAAAAAGATTGAGATATTTACATATGGATACAACTAGATTATCTAATACACATATTTTTGTTACATGGTTTAATATTGAAGAAAATAAAAATAATAAAAACTAAATTATACCATTTTTTTACCTATTTTTACAAATAGATCGATGATAAAAATAATTATTATACCTACTAATATTACTACTATTATCTCTTTTATATCACTATTAAATGAATTATATTGTACTATTTTACGTTCTTTTGATTTAGTTTTTTGTTTATTATGATACGATTTTAATTTTTGATTAATTTGAGTTCTACAAGGTTTACAACTGTTTAAATGATGATATACATCTTCATCTTGTGAACTTGTCATTGACATTATATCATCATCAACAATATTTTGAATAAATTTTTTGATATAATATTTATGTGGCATTATTTTTTTGGATTCTTTGATACTATTATTATCTTCACTCACACTGTCTAAATCTGATAATGATATCGAATCATTATCATCGAGTCTCTGTTGAACTTCTGATAATGTTGATCCCTTTTGCTTTTGATATATTCGTGGATCATTTTTATATCCAATCTTATTAAAATCACCTTGTGTTGTAAAAAAAGGATGAGCATTATCTGTAACATAATTTTGTTGTATATTGAAATTTGAATTATAACCTTGTAGTGACTCCTCGTCATTATCTATACTATTTGGATCTTTAAAATATCCTCCAGAATCTTGTAAATCAATTTTATTTTGTTTTGCATATGTATCAAATTCTTTTATTTTATTTTTAAAATTATTATTAAATGCTTTATTAATGGAGCAGTAATTTTTTGCCATAATTTACTATTAATGTCGAAAAAAATTGGACAAATTATAATTAATATTTATAGTTTCCATTCTGTAATTTTTTTGTTATTTCTTACTACTTTTATTGGTCTAGACAGTTTGCATTTTCCATTGATACAAATATCACAATTTCTATTTCTATAAATATTTGGAATCGTGATATTCACACTATTTAATCTTTTTGATATATTTTTATTCATTATTTCATTGTAAGGATATCCTCCTCTATTCTCGAAATAAATTGTCTTAATATCTAAATCTCTTAATCTGTCTAATTTTATATCATCCATATTTAAACTGTCTCGACATATCGGAGGATTTAACATTGTATTTTTTGATAAATATTTTTTGAATCCCATCCATCTTGATTCTTTTAAAATATATGCTTTACCATCTATACACTGTTTATCTCTCTGTAGACATTCATTTTTAGGACATTCAGGATCTATACATATTCCTGGTTTACATCCATAACCATAACAATCACCAGCTTTACAATTATGTCCTACACAATTTCCAGCTTTACAATATTCTCCCATACAGTCACCAGCTTTACAATTTGTTGCCACACAGTCTGTAGTTATACAATCATGACCAATACAGTCTTTCGAATTACAATTCTTCCTATTACATCCATATAAAATCTTATGAGGTTCAATTTGACGAACAAATATGTACCACAAAGATATTGTTGATAATATTAATGCGATTACAAGAACTATTTTTGTTTTTATGTTTGTCATAAGATATTCTAAAGCTATAAAAAAAATTTATATTTATAATATATAATAATGAAATTCGACTTAGATTTTCTAAATAACGAATATACATCCATATTTTTAGCTCTTTTCATCGCTCTTTATGGTATTTCTTTATCAAGAATACAATTACCATCTTTTCTCAGAAATTTATTTAATAATAGTATTTTTAGAATTGTATTTTTATCTCTCTTATTAGTTTATAATTTTGATAAAACACCTCATGTTGCATTTACAATCGCATTAATCTTCGTTATAACTTTACACTATCTTAATGAACAAGAAGTCAAAGAAAATTTTGATCATTTACAATCATTAACAC